CCTTTGATGCCAAAAATGGAACATTGAATTATATTGCCAGTGACAATGCGCTTCAAATGGTCGGACGAAATGAAGCTTATTTTAGCTTTAGAAAACAAGTTGGCGAGCAATGGATTGAGCAGTTTTCTACTCGAACTTTCCATTATATCGTTGAAAAGTCTATTTATTCGCAACCCTTCAAAGACTCAAACTATTGGTGGACTTTCAAAGAGCTTTATCGAATTTTTAATAAGTATATTGAAGATGGTAAAAATAGCTGGGAACAGTTTGTGGAAGCAAACCGTGAAATCCTTGAATCAATTGATCCAGGAGGACGGTTACTTGCGGAAGTTTTAGACCTCAATAAAATTATTTATCGTAAAGTTCCAAGCGGATTTAATGTAGTAATTGAGCACGATTCAGAGTATCAACCGGATGTGAAAGTAACTTATTACAAAAATTCAATTGGAACCGAAGCCAATGGATTTGATACTGGTCCAGTATTTGGCGGAGAGCGAATTTATAACCTAGCTTCTTCATTAAGCTATATCAGAAATAAAGTCAATGTTGAGCTTCCGTCAGTTTATGCAATGGACGGAGAAGTTGTAAATAATGGTAACGAACTATTGTTAATCAACGGAACTGAGGTTATGCGTTTTGTTATTGAGGGCGCAACAATCACCAAAGGCTATGTTGAAAAAGTGAAGCCACCAACCAATCTAATTGTTTCTGATGTCACTTCTTCAAGTGCAAAAATTTCGTGGGAAAATGGGGGATACTATGGCAGATAAAAATTATTTACACACCGCATACTCTTGGTCTGCTGACGGTATAGACGGTTTCACGACTGTTTATCCGAATTTGAATTTAATAGAAGGCACTAAAGACTTTAGTGGAGATTGGATAAATTCTGGGGCTTGGCAAAATGACGGAACATATAAAGGCTTAACTGTTAAAAAACGGACTGCACAATGGAACGGTATAAATAAAACATTTACAGCTCCAAAAGACGGTGTATATACTTTCTCAGCATATATTAAAGCTTCGGGTACTACAACAACTATTATTAGACACAGGATAGTAAATGGAGTTGCACAGACGGACCATTTAATAGGTTCTAATTTTGACTGGCGTATTGATACGGTCACAGTATCTCTAAAAACTGGTCAAACAGGATTCTTTAGGTATGAAATATCTACTAATAATGCTGATGCAATTTTATGGACTGCTGGTCATAAATGGGAATCAGGCTCAACCGCCACTCCATACATGCTATCAGCTAGCGAAGTCACAACTGCTGACTGGCCAAAGTATGTAGGAACTTACGTTGATACTAACCCGGTTTCTAGTACAGTCTCAAGTAAGTACGATTGGGATGAAATGAAGTATCGGGTTTATTTAGATGGTACACCTGTAGGTGGAAGTAAACTTCTGTCATTTGATTTAGAAAATCTAAAGGCGGGCACATCATACAACGTTCAGGTTAGTCAAATAAATGGCAATGTTGAAAGCGACAAGTCAGAAAGTGTTGCTTTTAAAACAACACTACCCAAATAATAGAAATAGGAGAAATTAAATGGCTGATATAACAAAAATTATTCGTGGTATGCAAAATGGCGCTGAAACGATTGATAATAACTTTAATAAAATTAATCAAGAACTCGGAATCCTTGAAAAATTTGTGGATGTAATCTATCCAGTTGGTGCGTTTTTTATATCTAGTGTCTCTACAGACCCTAAAGACCTTTTTAAAACTGGAACATGGGTACGAGTAAAGGGTCGAGTGTTGGTCGGAGTTGATGAATCTGATACAGCTTTATCAACTAGCGGCAAGCAAGGTGGTTCAATTAATCCATTGTCACAACACACAATCATTCCAACTTCAGGAAACTTTGTTTTAGCTCGTGGAGCTGGCACAAACCACTGGGCTTCGGCTTCTGCACCAAGCGGTTCTTATGCAATGGATACAGAACCAAGTGGAATCACAGTTGGAGATAACACTAACCATAAAAACTGGCAACCGTTTGAGGCGGCCTATATTTGGAAACGTACAGCTTAGAACAACTCTATCGAAAGGTAGAGTTTTTATTAATGGAAGGAAAAATACAAATTGGAGTATCAATTATTAGAAAGCAGGGGTTATGGAGGAGCAAGCATGGCGAGAAGTGCTCGAACGATTAGCTCGAATTGAAACAAAGTTGGATAACTATGAAACAGTTCGAGATAAAGCAGAACGAGCGCTCCTAATAGCTCAATCAAATGCGAAACTTATAGAAAAAATGGAAGCTAATAATAAGTGGGCTTGGGGCTTTATGCTTACTCTTGCCGTAACTATTATTGGATATATCATTACTAAAATACTTTAAAAGGAGTTCCCAATGAGTTTAGATAATTTCAAAAAGCAAACTATTACATGGGATATGATTAACCAGGCATTTGAACAGCCCATTCAAATTATGGAGGGAGATGTCAATGCAAGAACGCTACTTCTTAAGATAACTGATAATGGTTCTGTACTTGACTTAACAGGTTATTCAGTAAAATTAACCTATCAATATATGTATAAATCTCAATCAGGTTTTATTATGTTAACTCCTAATGATATATCCAAGGGAGAATTCACGCTTATAATTCCTACTGAGATGACAGTATCAGGATTAATAAAATCAAATTTAATACTTCTCAACGAAAGTTTAGAACAAGTTATTGTCAGTAAGAATTTAACATTTATATCAGATGATTCTACAGTTACAGATTTAGCTCGAGAAGTGAATAATAAGATTGATGATTTTACAAAATTATTATTAGAAAATATGCCACAAGTAATGCGTAGTGAGTTGAATGATTTGCATGCTCAAACTGATTCAAATACGAGCAATATTGAGCTTAAAGCAAATTTAGCTGATATGACGAGCTTACAAAGCGCAATGACAGACCTAAAAAATGAAGTAGAAGCATTTGGTATTAGTCCTGAAAATTTAGTTACTATAAAATCGCTATTAGATGCAATCGCAAGTAATGCAAGTGAATCGGAAGTTGTTGAACTAATAAATTCAGTAAAGATTTTAACAAGTAACATTTATCTGATGAGTAATGGAGATTACTCTCCTAAAGCTAATCAAACAGATTTAGAAAGTTTACAGCATACTGTTAATAACCAATCGGCAACCATTTCAGCAAAAGCCAATCAAACTGATTTAGACAACTTACAAGCTACTGTTGATAAACAAGGTATTGCGATTTCAACAAAAGCAGAACAATCAGAGTTATCAACAACAAATCAAAATGTCGCAACTGCTCAAGAAACAGCAAAACAAGCTGAAAGTGAAGCTAAAAATGCAATGGCAAAGGCTACCGAAGCACAAGCAAATAGTTTACCACTTAATGGAAATGCTGTTAGTGCAAGTAAACTGGAAACAGCTAGAAAACTCGGAGTAAATCTTCAAGCTTCAGCATATCAAAACTTTGACGGGACTGCTGATGCAACTAATATTGGAGTTTCAGGGGTACTTCCTATTGCAAATGGAGGTACGGCATCAAGTGAAGGAGCTATAAACACGATTGCCTATGCCAACAGCGCAGATGGCACAGACGGCTTCACAACCGTTTATCCTAATTTGAATTTGTTAGACGGTACTAAAGATTTTAGTGGGACTTGGACAAATTCAAGTAGTTGGACAACTGATGGAACATATAAAGGTTTAACTGTTAAGAAAACAACTGGGCAATGGAATGGTATTAATAAAGCATTTACTGCTCCTAAAGATGGTGTTTACACTTTTTCACTTTATATCAAAAATTCAGGAAATACGGCAGATATATTTAGGTATTATGGGTTAAATAGTACAACAGGTTACACAGCAAAAAATCAAATTGGTAACAACTTTGATTGGATTAGAGATAGCATAACTTTAAATTTAAAAGCTAATGATATTGTGTGGGTTAGATACGAAATATCAGTCAGCGGCTCAGATTCAATTTTATGGACTGCTGGTCACAAATGGGAAGAAGGTTCAACCGCCACTCCATACATGCAATCAGCAAGCGAAGTCACAACCGCCGACTGGCCAAAGTATGTAGGATTTAGCAATATCATTAAACCTAATAAGAAAAGTTCTGATTATACGTGGTTACCAATGGGATTAGTAGCAATTGATAGGGCTACTGGTTCGCTTAAACCTGCGGTTATAGGTATAGATTATGCTCAAGCGCACCCAGTTGGTTCAGTAGTAACAAATATCTCAAATTCATCATCAGGGTATTCTACAGGAAAATGGGAAAACATTGGTTCAGCAGTAATTGGTTCAACGACAATATATTATTGGAAACGGACTGCATAAAAACATAAAAAATAGGAGAGTAAAATGAATCAAATCAATTGGAAATTACGTTTAAAAAGCAAAGCTTTTTGGTTAGCTTTACTACCTGCTCTATTCTTGCTAATACAAGCTATAGGAGCGTCATTCGGCTATAAGTGGAACTTTGTTATTTTAAATCAACAACTTGCTGCAGTAGTTAATGCTGCTTTTGCGCTATTAGCAATTGTTGGAGTTGTTGCTGACCCAACGACCAGTGGTCTAGGAGATAGTGATAGAGTCTTAAATAAAGATAAATCAGAGGAAAATAAATGAAAAAGTTAATTAAAAAAGCTGCCATTGGAATGGTAGCTTTCTTTGTTGTTGCAGCAAGTGGACCTGTATTTGCGGCAGTTGGTGACCAAGGGGTAGACTGGTCAAAATATAACGGAACTTACGGTAATTTTGGCTATGCTCATGATAAATTTGCTTTTAGCCAAATCGGAGGGACTTACGGTGGTTTTTTCGTTGACCAGGCGACTTATTCTACACAAGTTGCATCAGCAATTGCTCAAGGTAAACGAGCGCACACTTATATTTGGTACCAAGTCGGAGGTTCCCAAGAAGTAGCAAAAGCAGCACTTGACCGCTATTTACCAAGAATTCAAACACCAAAGAATTCTATTGTTGCTTTAGACTATGAAGGTGGAGCAAGTGGAGATAAGCAAGCAAATACTGATGCTATTCTTTACGGAATGCGTCGAGTAAAAGCAGCTGGATATACTCCAATGTATTATTCAGATAAGCCTTATACTTTGGCTCATGTCAATTATAAGCAAATCATCAAAGAATTTCCTAACTCACTTTGGATTGCGGCATATCCAAATTATGAAGTAACACCAGTTCCAAACTATAGCTTTTTCCCAAGTATGGACGGAATTTCAGTATTCCAGTTCACATCAACTTATGTTGCTGGCGGACTTGATGGAAATATTGATTTAACAGGAATCACAGATAATGGATACGGAAAACAGCAAGGCCAAGAAGTTAAACCCGATACTGCTACACCGGCCATTGAAAATAGTAAAGAAGCCAATGAAGTTAAAGGAAACGATGTAGAAGTTGGAATGACGGTTAAAGTAAACTTTGGCGCTAAGAATTATGCCACAGGAGAAACAATTCCTCAATGGGTAAAAGGTCAACCACATAAAATCATCCAGAAGAATGGAGATACTGTCTTGCTTGATGGTATTATGAGCTGGTTATCCGTTCATGATGTGGAAACTATTGATGCTTCTACAAGCCAGCCAACGACACCCGCAAAAAGTTATATTGTAAAACAAGGTGATACACTTAGTGGCATTGCATCAAACTGGGGGACAAACTGGCAAGAATTGGCTCGTCAGAACAGTTTATCTAACCCGAACATGATTTATACGGGTCAGGTTATTCGCTTCACAGGCGGTCAATCTGGGGCTACAGCACGAACTTACACTGTACGCTCTGGCGATAACCTTTCATCAATTGCGAGCCGTTTAGGAACGACAGTTCAAAGTCTGGTTTCAATGAATGGTATTTCAAACCCTAATTTGATTTATGCTGGTCAAACTTTAAAATATTAAAATAGTAAAATTAACCATGACTTCTGTCGAACGTTTTTCTTTGTTCTCGTTAAGAAGTTTGCTATAATTAATTTCTAACACTGATCCCCCTTAATTGGGGGTCTTTTTCGTTAACAAATGTTACTGTTTTTCTTAAGATAAATTAGTATAATATCCTTATCGTAAATGCTATTCCAAATACAAGTACAAATAACTAAGTATTTTGGGAGAGATAAAGCGCTCTTTTCCAAAGCGAGGGCGCTTTTTTCTTGACAACGGAAATGGAAAGTTATATAATTTTTACATCCCAAAAAATACTTTTTTA